TCATCTGGCCTGAGTTCTCTGAATCCTGTTCGCCAAGCATAACTTTCAAATAAAGGATCTTTCATAAACTCTTCTGGGGTTATAGGTCTTTCATAGTCTTTTAACTTTATTCCTTTTTCTTGTTTGTAATAGTCACGAACCAAAGACCAACAGTCTGTTACACCCCATACCCATTGTCTGCCTAGTAAAGGTGCTTCATATCCCTGCGGTTCATAATATCCCCACTGTTTTGTTTTTGGATTAACTATGTGCCAAGGTAGTCCACTTTGTTCGCAACTAACTTTATCTGCCTGACTAGCTATAGCTGGAGTTGTCGGATGACTGTGTACAACTGCAACTATGTCTCCTAAATTATCTGCCTTTACATAATCTTCTGGATCGAGAATAAAACATTGATGGGCTGTCATAGAAAGATTACGGCAAGGATAATACCTCTCTTTACCTCTAACGTTTAATAAAAGCCCAACAGATTCCTTTGGATCTTCTGTTTCAGCGTGATTAAGTGCAGCGTCTTTCCAATTCATCCTACAACTGTACCTACTGAGGGAAATTCTGCTCTAGTACATTGTCTGTTAGGGGCACGAATACCAGCAAGATCAAAAACTGCTGCTAATTCAAACTGAACAACCTCTCTATTTTCTGCTGCTTTTCTATCTATTTTATATATTTCTTGAGGAAATTCTGCCGTAGCATCTGGTGTTCCATAAGGATTTATGTCTCCAGGAAAATTTACAGCGTCAATAAATCTTGCCAAAGTTCTGATACGAGTAACAGTTGCACCAGTAAGATCATTTCCAGTGGTTGTGGCATTCACTGTGAGCAATATAGATGTGATTGTTCCCAAAGCATTGCTTACTGTCAAAGTGGGGCGAGGTAACTGTCCTTTTGTAAATGCAAAACCTTCAGCTTTTACAGGAAATCTTTGGTATGTGTTTCCTGCCCAGACCACCTCTCCGTTATCTTTCAAAGATGAGCCAGCATGGAATCTGTAAACTGTGGTCGCTCCATGTAAATTATTATCTAGTGCAAGTGTGAATAATTCTATTACTGAAGATGGATTTATATTCTGAAGATTGCTAACAATAGCAGAACTGCTCATGGTTCAAACACCTCTCTAAATGTTGCTTGAATTGTTGCTCTATTGTTATATGGTATAGATTTATTCCAGTTCTCGCAAACATATTGTCCTGCACCAGATAAAGTAATCGAAACATTTCCACTATTGGTAGCACTGGCAGCAGCCGTAACAGTAAATACATTTGAATCAGTAACCGAAGCGACAAGAAAAGTACCATCAGTTGCCGATCCAGATGTGTAATCAATAGTAAGTTCATCTCCTACAGCTACACCATGACTTGAAATTGTGATTGTTACTGTAGTGCCTGATTGAGAGTAAGTTCCTGTTTTTGTAAACCCTTCTCCTGGTGGGGTAAAAGTAAAACTGGCACTATCATTAGCACGACTATCAAGAAACCCTTCTATGGTGTCTGCATCTGTTTCTGATACATTGAAAGTAAAGTTGTAAACTTTTGGATTTTGATGAGCAGCAAGTCCAAATAATATTCGATGTTCATAGCCATCAGCAAAACGAACTGTTCGAGTTAATGGTGCGGATCTTTTTTGCTGTCCGTATGTTGGTGTGATTGATGGAAAAGTAGCCATTACGCAAGTAAACCTCCAGGTCTTTTCTGCTTAATTAATTCTGATTCTATCGCTGCTGACAATGCAATGCCTAACTGCCTTCCCTCTTCTTCATCTCCCTCTACATTAGATCCCGAAGCATCTACATTTACAACTATATTTGTAGAACCACCAAGTGCATGGTTTGGTGTAATCATTCCAGATACACCTGGACTAAATAACTCAGGCCCACGTTCTCCAACAATGTAACCACTTCCTGCTTTTACTGGTCCACCTTTTGCTTTTTTTGTAAAAGCACCAGCACTTATTAAACTTGTATCGAATCCTTGTGTTAATGCTGCATCTGTTATAAAAGGAGCAGTAGATCCTCCTCCTCCACCAAACATCGAACCAAGTCCACCAAGTATTGAACCGAATAAACCACCGCCTCCTAGTGTGCCCTGTGGATTGCCAAAGAAAGCTAAATTAAACGCTGTGTCTATCAGTTTGTTCAGCACATTATTTAATAAATCGTTGAGTGTTGACGTTCCACGGATCATTCCTTGTATTCCCTGTGATATGTCAGTTGCTATTGACTGCCCTAAATCCTTAAATGATTGTCTTATTTTTTCTGCTAGTTCTGCCTGTTTTTCTAGATCTTTATTTAGTTTTATAGTATCTTCAACTCTCTTTTTATCTATCTCATTTATCTTTGCCCCTGCGTCTACCATCTCTTGTATTTTTTCTTCTACTTCTTGAGCTAACTGTACTTCTTCAAAGTTTCCGTTTATTTTTGCTCTTAACAGATCATTTTGTTGTCTTATCTTTTTAAGTTTAGAATCCTCTATCATTCTTATATTTTTAGCCGTTATTTCGATTTTTCCTAATTCGGCTAACTCTTCTTTTCTAGCTTCTATCTGTGCTTTTAATCTATTACGTTTTGCTCTATTTTGTTTAGTAGACGCTATTCCTGCTAGTTCTTCCTGTAGTCCTAATAAGGTTGCATCTGTGTCTCCACCACCAGCAGCAATTTGCTCTGCTCTCTGTTGTGCTTTTATTGGTCCAGCAAAAGGAGTTGCAAGTAATTCAAAGAGTGGAGCTAAAGCAGCTTGCATCTTAGTCATTGCCAGCGTAAATGCGTTAGCTAATAGTTGACTTGTCTCTCCAAATTTTTTCAAGTTTTCTACTCCATCAACACCTATAGCTTTGTTCATATTTTCAGTTACAGCAGCTAACGCAGCTTGTCTACCCTGTGTTTCTTCAATTAGTTTTATTCTTCTTTCTTCTTCTGTTCCAGCTATGCCTAACGATGCGGTAAGTGCTTGAATATTTGGAGTTATGGAGTTAAATGCCTGTCCTAATTGTGCTACTGCTGTTACCTGTGCCTGTATGCCAGATACTAAAGCCGTTCCAATTAGACCTCCTGCGAAACCTCCCATCTGTCCACCAAATTGTCCACCAAATCCACCTCCTAATCCACCACCGAGGGCTGCTAGTGGTCCTTGTCCAAATAACAATGGAAACGCACCACTTATTGCAGCACTTTGGAAGTCGAAACCTCTTGGAGCCATGTTTGGAGGTAAAGCTGGTCCTATCTTTCCACCTATTCTTCCGAAATTACCTCCTCTGGCAAATCTTCCACTAGCTATCTGATTTTGCTTTTTATTTGTTTCATTAGTAATTTTTAGCTGATTTTTAAGTTTAGTTATGCCATTTTCAAGTTCGTTATTTATACGTTGGATAGACCCAAATTGTTTTCTATTTTGAGCGTCTACGAGTTCGCCCATTTTTGCTCTTAGTTTTGCAGTTCTTACTCCCTTAACTTCGAGCATATTTAGTTCATGCTGGAACTTTATTCTCTTTTTCTGCTGTGCAAATCTAGCGTTTATGCTCATAGCTGATGCACCTGTACCAAATTGTTCTAACTGTTTAGCTGTAGCAATTTGCGGTCCAAAGGGAACACTTGTCTGTTGTCTACCCTGAGTTCCGAGATCTAATATTTTAATTCCTCTTGTACTAGGCTTAAGCATCTCCGTGCTTGGTAAACCTAATAAATTATTTGGTCCTACTCCTCTACGCTGATTATCCATAAAGGCAGCAGTCTTTCCAGCCGTTCTAGTTAAACCCGCCTCTGTTTTCTTTAGATTAATTATTTGCTGAAGAGTTTTTACTCGGTTAGTGTCTACACCAGCATTTTTTACATTCTCTTTTAGCTTTCTTTGTTCTAATTCTAGCTCCTTGCCAATAGTTTTATTTATACTTTCTGCTGCTATAAATCTCTGTTGTTGGTTTAAAAATGCACCTTGTCTTAAATCTTTTCTTAGTCTGTCAAGTTTTAACCCTTTAGCCTCAAGATCATTTAGTTGAACTTTTAATCTCTTAGTTATAAAAGCATTTCTAGTTCTTCTGTCATCGTTCTGTAGTCTTTGCTTTTCTATTATCTGTGCTTTACTTTCTATTCTTAAAGGGCTGTTTAAGTTTCTTCTTAGAGTATTTACACGTTTTTCTAACTTTCCAAGCTGATCTATTGCTGGTTTAGTATTTAATTTTATATTTACGCTGTAACTTGAGGCTGCCACTTACACAAAAATTACTAGATAACACAAGTTTAGCGTACTTTGCGTGTCTGGGCTTGTCTTTTTGCTTTTTCGTAGGCTTCTTCTTCTCGTTCAGATTTTATCTGGAAGTAAGCGTTCCATGCGTATAGTTCTTGTGTGGACATTCTTTCCCTTATTTCTCTATGCGTATAGCCTAATTTTTCTGCTATAAAAAATTGTAGATATATGAAATTATCTTTATTCAGTTTCGCTTTTTACGGCATCAGGGCTTACCTCCTCGCCCATGCCCTGCATCTTAGTCATAATATCTAGCAAAACTGACAGAGGTATTTCTCTTCTTAGAGATGGTAAGTCTGTTGCTGTAAATAATTTCGCACCTGACTCATCTTCAGCTTTTGTAAGTATAACTTGTAGTGCAAAGTCAAGACTTCCTTCTTCCTGACCTTTGTTCATAGCTATTAGTGTACTGTTTATAGTATCTCTGTCAGCTATCGTAAGAGGCGACCAGAATATTTTTAGGATTAGTTCCTCTCCCTTAAAAATGGAGTAGTTACTGCGTTCTTCGACACTAAAGGCTTGCTTTAACTTGTCGATTGCTCTTACTGTTGCCATAAAAAATTGTATCTATTCTTGTAGTATAGCTTATTACTAATAATCAACACTAAAACTTATATTTTTAGCTTTAAATGTTTCAGCTAATGCTAACGCTATAGCATCGTTGTACTGTTCAGTCTGCATATAAACTTTGTACCAATCGGGATTTTTACTAGGAGGTGTTATTTCATCAACTATCTGTGAGTGTTCATAATATGTTATTCCCCCTGCTTCTCCTACAGGTGCAGTAGCTCCTGGATTATTTACAGCGAATCCAGCGTATTCAGCTTCGTTACCAACATATAAATCTTTCTCTAAGGGTACTTTCTTGGGTCGTTTTCTCTTTGGTAGTGAACGAGTTACTCTTATTTGATCGTAAACACTGCCTGTATAATCAGGATCTTCCATGACTTCAAGTAATGAAGCATCGTATCCCTCTATATCTCCTTCGCCAATCTGTGCTCTTTTTCTTGACTCCTTAACTGGTTGCACGGGAGTCTCACTTATTTTCCAACTTGTAGCAAAGTGTCCTGTCCACCAAGGACCAGATGCTTGTAAGTCTTGCACCATAATTGATGCTATTTTACCTCTTAGTTTTATTGTATCCTGCTCCAGATCAGCAGTAAGTTGTGAGATGTCTCTATTAGGCATTGGCAGTAAAAGTGCAACTAACTACAGATAGAAAATGACTTTCTCTTTCTGTACTAACGGAAGTTGGTCCAGCTATTTGACCAACACGAGGAGAAGCAGAAAATGTATCTGAATAACCCGATGCGTTCACAGATATCAATCCATCTATAACAGCTTCAGCTATAGCTGCTCCATCTGCTGTTCCTTTATTTTTGGGAGTCATAACTCCACAGGTTATTGATCCTCCATAATAATCCAGTGCTCCGCCCTGGGGTTGAATTGTTGATTGTGTGAAATCAAGACTTACCATTACATATTTCTTATTTTTACCTGGAGTTGTAAAGGGCATATTATCAAACACAACTGTCACTGTGTTGTCAGCAGCAGTTACGGCAGTTTTAATTGCGGTTTCAAATGCTGCTCGTGCGTTTACTAAAGTCATTAGAAAATAACGTCAACTCTGAATAAATATTCCTGACCACCACGCAAAGTTCTTACATCTGTAATCTTTGCAACTCTGGTCGATCCAGAAAATGTAAGAGTTATCTCATCTGATAATAAAGGCTGACTATCTCCTATGAGATCGGGTGTTATAAAAATTCTAGCTGTGTTTTCTTGAAAACCTGTTTCTTCACTGGATCGTATAAATTCTATAGGAACTTTTATTGTATAGCTTGTATCGCTACTGGTTACTGCACCTGTTGAAGTGTTATACGAAGCAGATAGTTTTCTGGTGTAAATAATTGTTGTGTCTAATGAATCTCCTAGTTGAGACACCACCTGTTTGGCTACGTTTTTCAGTATTGAGTCTAATTGTCCTGCCATTATCCTCTAACCACTCGTAATTGAAAACTGCCAGCACCTCCAAGCACATAAGCACCTAAGTAACTCTGTAACCAAGGATAAACGTCAAATACATTATTAACAGAACCAGTGCCTTGGCTTTTAGTATTGTATTTAACCTGTATATCTCCTAGCTTTACTTCTTCAAAGTTACCATCAGTTCCAGTGCTACCAGTAATTGCATCAGTATCATTCGCCAAAGCATTAGCTAATTCAAATTGTGCATATTTAATATTCTGTGGAATTAAAGTACAAGCAAGTTCAACTCCATCAACTTGATAATTTGTTCTTGGAAACTTTAATGCTTGGTCATCGTCACATCTATCTCCGTAATAAACTAATGTATCAATCCATCTTGTAGCAGATATTAAAGCTCTGTTTTTATTATCATCTGATTTGTTATCCCAATTCGTAGAGCTAGGAACAGTTTCAAAGTATGTATTAGCTTCAGCTAATGTGACATAGCTATTAGCATTTGCCCCTTTTATTGTTGCGTCTATAGTAGCTGCCACGATTTTTTAGTAATTTATCTGTATTGTAGCGTAAAGAAAAAACCCCACCAATATTTGATGAGGTTTGATGACCACAATTTAATCTTATCTATTAAAGAGTTG